ATGAGATCATTTACAACCAAGGCATTAGCGAGGGGGCGGCAAAAGGTGAGCTTACCGCCGCTCTACAATCTCTAGGCTATGACTCGCTTAGAGTAACAGAGCAAAATAGACTTCCCGATAGTGGCGTGGTTGAACACGAAGCATTGGTGGTCTTTGAAAATAAGAACGTAAAGTCACCTGACGCTGAAGAGTTCGATCAAGAAGCTGTATTCTTCCACGAAGAGGCTTCAGTTGAAGAACCGACAGCTCCACTTGGCTCCCTCGGCCTAGGCATGATGGACACTGGAGGTAAGCCAGACCCCAACCGCATGGGAGCAATCATTGGCGAGTTTGAAAGAAGCGGTTTAGCACAAGGTGCCCAGGTTCTGATGAAGCGCATACGAGGGCAAGATCTAACGCCGCAAGAGCAGGAGCTTCTCCATAAAGCAAATCCATTGAAGTATCTGATGAACAATGCAAATCGTTTACGCAATCGTCACATGCATTGGCTTGCTGATTGGACCAAGCCTCGCGAGGGAGCTGGCTTCCATGAGAAAGAACAGAACCTACTTGCCTCTAAAGTATTGCCATTACTTAACGCGATTTCGTCTGTAACAGGCGAAACACCATTTACGCGATGGAAGAACACAGCATTTGCAAATCCTTTCCGCAAAACACCAAAGCAGCATCCGGCGGCAAAAGCTGTCGTACAGGCTCTGCGTCGAGGTGAGAGATACGCTGTCGAGAATTTATCGCCAGAGCAGTTAACACTTTACAACAAAGTCCGATCTGCTTTTGATGCTGAGTTGCAGACGATGAACGACCTTGGCATGGGCGTAGGCCGCATCACAAATTACGTTCCGCAAATCTACGACATCGACATGATGCAAACGCACCAAGATGAAATCATTGCGGTGTTCGCAGAGATGATCCGGCGAGACAGAGCAGCTAACCCTGGAGGTAGTGTGTCAGCTCCTCCTGATCCGACTGAGATTGCAAAGCAGATTATGCTCCGAATAGTTGATGATGAAGGGGTGTATATTCCAGAAAATAAAATGAGAGCTGTGAGGAATGGAAAGAACCCTCACACCGACTACAACCGTGTCTTAAATTTCTCTGCTGTAGATGAAATGGGACGACTAAAATATGGCGACCTCTTAGATTACATGGAGAAGAGAGGCTTTTTAGTTAGCAACCTTGACGGCATTGTCTCTAAATACTTTGAGGGCACTAACAAGAAAATTCTTTTTCACCAACAATTTGGCACAGGCAATCACGGCTACCACGACTACATGGTAATTCGTGGGGGTGGTGCGAGAGCGGCGGTTGAGCTGTTATCGAGCAACAAGGTCACCACAAGAAAAGGCTTAACGGCTGGAGACTTTGGTGGGGTGGTTGCTGACGACATTCGCATTACGGACATCAAAGGCTTTGATGTCGGAGATGCTCAAACGCTAGTCGATAACATAGTAACTGGTATAGCCAGCGGCACTATGACAGTGCCTAGCATCAAGAAGTATTTAACGATGGCTAAACCGGATGCAACGCAGGCAGACCTTATAAGGTTTGAGGCAGTAGCAAATGCGCTTTGGGAACACGAAAACTTTGGAGCAGTCAAACAATCGGCTGGAGACTTCTCTGATGCTTACTTTGCATCGATCCAAGGCCGCAACCTTGAGCAAACACAACGGAGCCGTATGGCACGACAGGCATCAAAAGCAGTTAGAAACTTTAACTCGATTACATTACTGTCGTATACCGCTCTTACTTCGCTGACTGACCTAGCTATCCCATTCATGCGCGGAGCAAGGATGCGAGATTCGATGAATGTAATTAGGCAGTCAGTAGGCTCCGGTGAAAACGCTGTTGAATACAGGCAGGCAATTGCAAACATTGGTGCCGCGATGGAAAGCCAAGTTCACTCACGCATGTCTATGCTGTATGGCTCGGCTGGAGGCAGATTAACAAATCAATTCTTCGCCTTGAACTTGCTGGCTCCTTGGACCAACTTACAGAGAAACATGGCTACTGCAACAGGGTACGAACTGTTGAAGGCACAGCAAAAGATTGCCATGAAAAACTTTGTGCCTGGGGCTAAGAGCCAGAACAGATCTTACCGTACTGCGAAAAGGATGTTGTCGGAATTTGGTCTAGGCGAATACCTGGAGAACGGCAAGACGCTAGACGATTTATCTTTGCTCGATCCTATCGATGGAGATCCAAATGTTAGAATGGCCCTTCATCGTTTCGCCAATGAAACCATATTTACCCCCAACAAAACGGATGTCCCCTTATGGGCACAGGGTCCGGTTGGTGCAGTTGTTTTTCAATTAAAAAGTTATCCGCTGATGTTCCAGCGATTAGCAGGAAAGATCCTTAGTGAAACGAAGGAAGGAAACTTCACACCATTACTGAACTTTGTTTTGCTAGGCTCATCTGCTGGAGCGGGAACGATTGCAGTAAAAGACATTGTGCAAATGCGCGGCGGCGATGATGAAACATCAGCTCAATTCAGAGAAAGGAAGCTGTCCAAGATACTTGAGAAGATGGGGTATAATCCTTCGATCCACGGTCCTGCCGACGATTTTCTGGGTTGGATGGTGGAGTCACAATTGGCGATGGGTGGATTTGGCCTATTAGGGGACATGTTCCATTCTGTAGCCGCACAAGCTGACAACGGGCTGTATGGAGCAACCAGGATTTCTTCGACGTTGCTTGGACCAACAAGCGGAACTTTCCTTGATGCTATTCAAGCAGGACAAGGCTTGTATGACCAAGCCGCTAACCTTACGCCAGAGAGCAACGCCAAAGAACGAGCTGCTTATAGATTTATAACTTCTCGCATCCCAGGCGTTGGAGGCAACAGATACTTCAGAGAAGGTCTTGCCGAACTTCTTGGTGGAGCAGATGAGGAGAAAGACAAGTCAGCCAACTACAGCGCAAACTACGGTAGCAAATACGGAAGTAACTATGATGCTAAATATTAGGAGGGGAAATGGAAGGTATTAGCATTGGCGACTGGATAACCATTTTTTTCGGAGTCTTCACCATATTGTCGGGGATGATCTTTGCGCTCATCAGGAACCATGTAATGCTCCAAGAGTGCATCAAAAAGATCGAAACCCTCTTCTCATTGATTAACCAGATGAAAGATCGCGGCAAGTGAGGTTGCTCAAAGGTAAATATGCCAGTAAGCATTTCTTGTGGACAGAGCTGCAATGTCGATGTGGAAAGCCCTGCAATGAAGAGGGCACTGGCCCCAGTCGTTATGTACAACCGGAGGCTCTTGAGAAGTTGGAGATCATGCGCAGCTTACTAGGACCGCTCCGCATAAATTCTTGCGTGCGGTGCCCAATACATAATCAGGCGGTTCGCGGGGCACCCTTATCGAGGCATCGAGGAACTTTGTACAGGCCAAGCCAAGCGATAGATATTCGCCTCGACTACCCAAAGGAAGAGATCATTAAAGCAGCGGAAGAAGCTGGCTTTAAAGGTATCGGCATAAATTACAGAACATTCGTTCATGTAGACAACAGAAATAGAAGAGTGAGGTTTTAATGGAAATTTTAGGAACAGTTGTCAGCGGTTTGTTTGGCAGTGCGATCGGGGGTTCTGGTCTAGGATTGATAGGCACAGTCGTGGGCAAGACGTTTGGATGGTTGGAGCAAAAAGAAAAAAATAAAACACTACTTGCTCAGAACGCACACGAACTAAATCTCATACAAGAGCAAGCCAAAATCAAACAAGTTGAGATGGAAAGCGAATACATGATCGCCCAGATGGAGGCTGATGCAAATATCCGAACAGCGGCGTACCAACACGATGCCAGCTATGGAGAAACTCCAATGTGGTGTAGTGCCCTGCTCCGTCTGGTCAGACCAGTGGTGACTTTTTTACTGATGGGTATGAGTGCCTACATATATTACAAGGCATACGAATTTGGCGACTGGACGACGACAAAGATGCTTGCAGAAGAGGTAGTTTTTATGTGCAGTCTAGCAATCACGTTTTGGTTTGGCAGTCGTCCCGCTAACAGGAAATAAAAAACCCCCAGGTGGCTGAAATAGACAGTTGGATTTTAAAATCAAACTACCACCTAGGGGCCGTCAGCGACCACCGCTGAACGTCTATGAAGCTATCTTCCCATTATAGTCAGACCGCTTTTAACTTTTTCAAGAAAGCCAGCTTTGGTCGGCTGACTAACTCGTCCATCCACCCAATGAACAATGAACCCTTCCTCGACTTCTTTGTCGATGTATCCGAAGTCACCGTTCATATGCCTTACGCTATCTCCTATTTTTAGTCTCTCGGAATAAGCCATCAGCTCCCCCCTCAAACTTGTCAGTACGCTTTTGAATTTTTGGTCGATCATCAATCAAACTTTTGGTGAGTATTGCATCCAGTAAAATAAAAATATTTGCAGCCACATGAGCGAGGTGGTGCAGACCACTTTCGGGATCTATGTTTTCTCCCTCAACCCAGCTATGAAAGTGTCTATGCGTTGCGCTGATATAGGTAGATGCATTCACTTTTGTTTTTCTCCAGTTAAAGGGTCCATATTTTACGGCCCCATCCTTCATTACCCATGCAATCATTTTGAGCGGAATAGTTGGGATCAGAAAAAGCGGTGTCTTCTTGTCTCCAAACGCCGCTTTTGGATTTGGCCCTTCACCCTTCTTCGCCATATTTTTTCTCGAACTCGATTGCATCTCGTCTTGCCTTTAGCTTAGACAAGTCTTGATACAGACTTGCTATTTTGCTTATCGCCTTTTTCATTTCATTTTCATCTTGTATCCGGTTGGCTAGGTTTTCTTTAATCGTATCTATTTGTCCCTCCAGCCCGTATATCTGAGATGAAACCTTTTCATACTCATCAATCATAATTTTCTCGCTCTTGGTTCATAAACTTCATAGTCCTTACATACTTCTTTTGCCTCTCTGTCGTGCAACAGGCAGAGCCATCTGACCTTGTCGTTAGCGGCAGAGTGTTTGCATGTGCTACATTTTTTTTCTGGTAGTACGCCGTGCCAACAAGTGTCACTTTTCATGCACCATGTTCTGCAATACCAGTCTGTTTCATCTACGCTTTTCTTGGTCGCGTCATTATTTAAAATTCGTTGCACCTTGCTTCGGAGATAAACGATGTATTCAGCATCGATCTCTATACATTCATCCCAGTACTCACTGGTATTTTTGTTGTAAGCCAGAAGCACAGCTCGTCTTAGTGGGATTGTCCCTGGTTGCAGATGCATCATCATCTGACACTGTGCGTAATATCTGGGATGACTAGTCTTCAGTCCTACGCTCTTAAACTTTTTGAACGAGGCATCATTCATAGATTTTATTTCTAGAAGCATGGCCTCGCCATCCACTTCAACGATGCCATCAGCATTTCCTATGATGTGATTATTAAATAGTGTGCCTCGATATTGCTTGCCTGTGTTTGCATCTTTTTCCGACACCCACACGCCAGCTTTGACGAGTGCTTTGATCGCTACATTCTCAAGCATGTGACCATTATTAAAAATCCGCTCAAGCTTTGGCGTGATTTTATTGTTTGGAAACCCTCTATGACTAAACGCAACTTCAGCTTCGCAATCTGAGCCGATATTTGACGCACCAATATATTCTCTTGGCTCATCATCCCTGACTGGAATGTTGTCGATTGCGGTAGTCAGTGTGCCGTTTAATTCCTCTGGCTTACTCATTTGCTTTCTGCTCTCTGATCAGTCTTGGGTTTAAGTTGACTGCTAATTGTTCCGCTATCGACAATGCACATCAGCTTCTGCTGTTCAGGCAAAATGTAGAGAGCTGTCCATGTCGTATCCTTATGGTTGAGCCAGATCTCTGTAATGTGTCCTCGCTTACTAAGACCAGCAAAGATTGGGAGCTGGCCTATGGTCATCAATTTATCTTTACCTTCATCAGCGTTAATACAGGCTACTTGTCCCCATGCAGGAGTGGTGACAAAACAGAACATGAGGACAAGTATCTTTTTCATCAGAATGGAATTTCGTCATCCAAGTCAGGAACTTTTGTCGGTTCGCTGGCTGGTTTTTCTGATGCTTGTTCCGCTTTCTTGATTGTCTTCAATGCAGTTGGATCTTTAAGTTGCAGTTCAGTCGGCACAAAAAATGTCCTTCTGCCATTGATAGGCTCCGCTGGCTTGTTTCGCCATTCGCCAGTTTCCTTATCCTGATATTGTTTTATTCTCCCATCCTTGTGCGTAGGCTGTTCCATCCAAACACCGATTGTCTTTCCGACAAGCTTCTCTGTCTCCAGCCCAACTTGACCAGGGTTCCCTTTGACGAGGCCAGTCATGTTCAAAAGTGTGAGTAACCCCTCCATCTCTATTTCGACGTTTTGTGCCTTGCCTTTTGAAAAATTTGGATGATCCTCGTGAGCATCCTCACGGTCTAAAACAATCCAGTGAGTTTTCCACTTCATGTCAGGGTAATGATGGTTTGCAAATTTCATTTCGAGTTGTTTCATACCATACTGATCGAACCCATCTGACGGCTCGATCACTTCTTTAATGATGCAAATGTTTTCACCCTTGTTCCAACTCGGCGTAAAAGCTTCACCCTTCATTTCTTTTTTAAATGTCAAACTTACAAGTGGCATATTATTTTTCCTCCTTCTGCTGTTCTTTAGTTTCTGTTGCTCTTTGTTTTTCCAAAGCCTTGAACTCAGCCTTTGGCATTTTCATAACGTCATACAGTTCTGTGATGTCGCTTCCACTTTCCAGAGGACGAAGCCTTGGTGGTCGGCTGGGATCTCTTGTTTTCGCTTCCCACCCATTAATCGATTGAGTTACAAAAAATCTTTCCATCGATCCTGGGTTCGTTGCAGATGGAGCTTTGTAAAAACCCCAAACATTGTCGAATGCTCCCATGATATAGGGCACAACTTTTTTACCCATTATAAACGGTATGTTGTATGGCCTGGTATTGCGCTGTCCTGGCTTGCCTAGTTCATCGAGGTTTTCTTTTTTCTCCAGAGCGATGACAAGCTTGTTGCAAAATTTTAGCTTGGTTATGTCATTGATAACTTTTTCCAGATCACGATTGTGCTTCTGATAGATCGCACCTGTCTTGTCATCCTTATATTCGAAAAACCTTTCAGCTTCATCAAAGATAAACTGGGAAGCTTTGGTTAGGCTGTCTAGCACGACAACTTTATAGCCGCGCTCTTCGCCATACTTTGAAACAAACTTCAAAAGATTTGAGAGCGAGTAATCATAGGATTTCATCGCCGCTAGTTCTTTTGCCGGATCAGAGTGAGCGGCATAGCGGGAAAACTTCATGTACTCGACATCATCATCCTTAATAGAACTTAGACCTTCTTCTCCTGACAGGATTAATGTCTTCCCATACTTTGCTTTTAGTAGAGCTGCTTGAGTTGTTTTGCCAACCCCAGGTGGACCGAACAGCAGCGTGTTCTGGTGCGTCATGTCTACAGTGCTTGAAGACAATGGCTTAAAATCATCAGCCGTTATTAATGGAACTTCTTCTTCACTCATCATCGTACTCCACTTTGATTTTTCTCAATCCTGGTTTTCTGGTTAAAGCTTGCATCAGCGACTTCCTTTCGTCGCTGTCTTGTGGCAAAGCATCGAATTGTCTTGTATTCACCTTGTAATCAATGCTCATGCAATCCGGCTGGGTATTAGAACCCAGCGGATAAATCTCTGCTAAAATTTTAGGATCGAATTTTTTTATTTCAGATTGTTTGAAGACAACCTTCATCTTCTTGCTGGATATATAATGGAACTGCTCCCCTGCTTCATTTGGAAACATGCCCCCGATAATATCCATAAGCCTGTCAGCTTGTTTTTT